GCCCTTCAATCAGGTGAACCGTTAGATGCAGAAGAACTTGAAATGAGAGTTTCATTAGGTGAACAATTTAATAGAAGTAAAGATGCGGAACTTGCTATTGAATTAGGTTTTTATGAAAACGATTATGAAGCCTATCGTAAAATGGTGTATGAAGATTTATTTGATTGGGGTGTATCAGGATATTTTGAATGGTTAGGGGATGATAATAAAGCAAAATTTCGCAGGGCTAACGGGGAGAATGTTATCACATCGGTTAGTAAAGACGGCAACTTTAAGGATATTGTTCATGGCGGGGAAGTAATAGATGTTTCATTAGTAGAATTAGCTGGGCTTACAGATGATAATGGTGATCCTCTTTTTTCAGAAGATGAATTACAAACATTTGCAGGAACAATAGCAGGGCAATGGGGTAATCCAACAACAACAGGTATTGGGTATAATAAATTTTTTAAACCAATAGACAGGTTTAAGTGCAAAGTATTTGATATATATTTTTATACTTATAATGATAATTCTTATAGAAGCGCACAAGATGAAAATGGCAATGAAGATTTTAGAAAAGCAGAATATGGGCGTGGTAAAAAATCAGATAAATATACCCGTAAAAGAATACAGTATGTATATAAATGCAAATGGATTGTAGGTACTGATAAATGTTATGATTGGGGAATGATGTATGACCAAAAGCGTTATAACGATAATGCAAAAAGAGCCTATACAAGACTTCCATGCAGATTTATAGCAACTAACTTTTATGAAATGAAGGTTAATTCTTTAATGGAAAGATTAATTCCTTATGCAGATGATTGGCAGTTAACGATGTTGCAGATTCAAAACTTTAAAAACAGGGCCGTCCCAAGTGGATGGTGGATAGATTTAGATGCGCTAGAAAACGTTGCTATGAATAAAGGCGGCAAAAATATGCAGCCTAAAGAATTACTGCAAATGTTCTTTGATAGTGGTGTATTGGTTGGCAGAAGTGTTGATGCAGCCGGTAACCCAAGAGGCCCAAACTGGAAGCCTGTAATACCTATTGAAAACACCGCAGCGAGCGAACTTGCTATGTTCTATCAGGACTTAGTTAATATCATTGCCAATGTTGAAAAAATGATAGGATATAATGACATTACAAGTGGTAATCCAAATCCTAAAACGTTAGTCCCTGGTTATGAAATTGCAAATGAGAACACCAACGATGCTTTATATCAACTTGCTTTTGCCGAAAAGAAATTAACAGAAGCATTAGCAGCAGATGTTTTATGTCGTATGCAGCAGGGCATTAAAAAAGGTGATGTTACAGGTTATGCTCCTTATAAAAATTCATTGGGTGTTAATACACTTCATTTTATTGCATTAGATCAGGATTTATCCGATAGAGATTTTGGATTGGAACTTCAAAAGAAAAGTACCGAGCAAGAAAAAGCGTGGGTTCTTCAGCAAATAAATCAGGATATAGCAAATCAGCTTTTAGATACTTCCGATGCTATAATGATAATAGAAACCCATAATGCTAAGGAAGCTATGCAAATACTTGCATACAAAGTAAAGAAAGCCCGCGAACAACAGCAAAAAAATCAAATGCAACTTCAAGCGCAGGCTTCGCAAGGTAATCAAGCTGCGGCAGCACAAGCGGCACAAGCGGCACAAGCGCAATTAGAAGCTCAATTGCAATCTAAAGAAAGAATAGTGCAGATGGAATTGAATAATGAGTTTTTGATAAAGAAATTGATGTATGATTCTAATGAAAGAATCGCAAATCAAACAAATAGCACTAAATTAATAGTTGGGGATCAACAAGCAAATGCCAAAGTTGTTTCTACTGCTATGGGCGGAGAATCGGAAGTTACAAAAGCCCATGTAGCAGGGCTTCATCAGCAAGAAAAGCAAAAAATAGCCAACGAAGCACCTGTGAGTGAAAGTGAATAAAAATAAATTTTGGAAATATCAAATAATTAATTATAACTTTATAATACCAAACTAACAACCAATCCTAAATGGTGATAATTAAAAAATTCTACGACACTGCAACAACAGAAACAGGAGGTGGAACAGAAGCCGCAGTTTTAGAAAATCCAAAAACAGAAATTAAAACACCGTCTTTTGCCGAAGCAATGGCAAAGAATGGCAGCAGATCAACAGACATTCCGGCTGCAAAGCCAAGTGTAAATACAGAGAAAAAGGAAGAACCGAAAGCAGTAGAATCGGAGGTTAAGAAAGTTGAGACAACTACACCTTCAAGCGAAGCAAAGGCAAATTCAGAATCTCTACCGCCAACAGAAACTAAAGAAGAAGCAGGGGTAAAGCCAATAGCCCAACCTGCATCAACTGAAAAAAGTTGGCAAGAAGTTCTTAAAAGTCAACAACCCAACAATGTATTAAAAGAGTTAGGGTTTGATGACAAATCGGTACAGTTTTTTCAAAAGTTGAATAAGTTTGAGAAGAAAGATTTTTTCTTCAACTTGCTAAATGAATGGGAAAGCAAAGGTGATTTAAAGAGTTATCTTAGTGAATTGTCAACTGATTACAGTAAAATGTCTCCCGAAGAAGTGATGCGACATCAGCTTTCGGAAGAATATAAAACTAATAATCAAAAGACATTAGACGCTCTTTTTAAAAACAAAATTATTAAAGCCTACAATCTTGATTCGGATGACCCCGAAGAGGTGGAAGAAGGTAAACTTTTGTTAGAAGCAGAAGCTAATAAATACCGTCCTACCTTGATAGAAAGGCAGCAATCGAAATTGTTTCCACCTGTACCAGAGCCGCCGCCAATTGAACCGGATAATTCGGAACAAGAAGCACAACAAAAGTTTGAAGTGTATAAATCAACAGTTAATAAAGACCCTTATGCTGAAAAGGTTTTTGAAAAAAAGCAAATCGTCATAGGGAAAGGGGAAGATAAAATGGTTATTCCAGTTGACCCCGAAACAATAAAAAATATTTTATTTGATACGGATAAATGGACTGAAACTCAGTTTGAAAAAATACTAAATGCAGACGGTACTTTCCAATATAATCCAAAAGTTGAAAATCAAATATTAACTGCTCAATTTGCAAAAGACCCTCAAAAGTTTATACAAGATTTATCACAGCATTTCCTATCCATAGGCGGCAAAAAAGCCATCGAACCATTAAATAACGCCAAGCCACCTGACAATGTAACTGTTTCAAATGCAGTATCAGAGCCTAATTCCCTTGTGGAAGGAATGGCTAAAGGAGGTCGAAAGGTTTCAGGCGTAATGTAACTCTTACATACACATCGTTAGGTTGTAGTTTAAACAATATTTTTTCAAAACTACAATTCTACTAACATGGCAGTATCACAGGGGACAATGGACAAAAAGTTCGTCTCCGCAATAGATTTCCTTGACCAAAGGGATATTCGTAAAGAAATATTCGATCAATCCCGTTCAAGAGCGTTCACGGATATAATGAAAATCGTGGACAGGGTTACACCCGCAATAATGTATAACTATCACAACTTCGTTAACAGCGATGTTCGTGAGTTAGGTACAGTTTCCGCAGTTTCTTCACAGGGTAATGCAACAGCAATTTTTACCATTAATACAGCCGCAGGATTCCCAAGAGTAGGGGATATGATTCAATCCTCAAATCCTCTTGATAATGGGGTAAATGGCGCAAAAGAAGCCCGTATTCAGGCAGTAGGGGCAATAGCTTCCGGCACAATTCAGTTGACCGTTAAAACAGGAGGTAGCTTACAGATTTGGTATTCAACCGTTGGAGATATTATTTCTTTCTCGTCAAATGCCTTCTCTGAAAAATCAGATGCCCCAACCAATAGGCGTTATTCTTTAACCAAATACTTTAACCTTATACAGATATTCCGTGAAGTAGATGAAATCACAGATGTTCAAAAGGTTGCCCGTATTGAAGTTGAAGTAAATGGCGATTATGGTATTCTTCCATACCAGGTTATCCAAAAGAAAATTAAAATGGAAGGGGATATTTCAGTTGCCATGTTGTGTGGTGAAAAATCAGATACACAATTTGGTGATGCAAGCCCGTGGTTGACCGATGTCGGCACAGGATATGCCGTACAGCTTACAGGTGGTCTTGATTGGTATTGTATCAATTATGGCATCAATGATGCCGCAGCCGTTTTGGGAACTTTCGGGTTCACTGAATTGGATAAAATAGTTGATAATTGGATTGCCAATAAAGCACCTACCGACCAAATGGGATTCATGGGTTCACGGGCTTATGGTGTTCTTTCTAAATTCTTCAAAAATTTGGGTTCAAGCGGAGTAAATTCCGTACGTCTTGTAATTGATGGACGTACAATGGATTTTGAAGTTGAGCAGGTTGATTATCGTGGGTGTGTAATTGATTTCGTTCACGTTCCTATCTTCGATGACCCAACGTTGTTTAGTGCAACAATTTCACCTGATGTAAATGGGTCTATCTATTTTGTTCCAAAGGGTTCAGTAGATACCGTTGATAATGGTCAACAGCCATACCTTCAAATACGTACCGTTCCTTCACCTATGTATGGAAATACAGCCAATAGTTCTAATAATGGACGT